TAAGACGTCTTGTTCTTCAAGAATGAGCATTCGAAGAAATTCTTCCAACGAACGATGGGCTGATCTTTTTCAGCAGACGTTACTTCTAGGCCACGCATGTTAAGAAATTGGGCCACAGTGACGCCATTGTACCATTTCGATACTTCGTCTGAGACGACAGTTAGTGTGTCGTCGCCGCCGCGAATGCCGCGGACGTTGGCGTGATACGCAAGTATTGACGCATGATTTGGTGAAAAGCGAGAGGCTAGCTTAAAGTAAGCAGCGCGATGGAAAAGTTCATTAGCAGTACAATTGAGTACAAACGTGAGAAGGTTGCCAGACATGTTTATTCCGGTGGAATGGAACACGTTGTTACCGTACGCAGAGTACGGGGAGGCAAGCATCTCAATGAGAGCTGAACGTTCCTTCGCTGAAAGCCAATCAGAACCGGTTAACAAAATGTCAACTGATTCATAAATCACTAAATGACTGAGTGTTCGGTCATAATTTTTAAAATCAAAGTCAAAGGCGCGATCACCAACGCTTAGTAGGTGTGACGCGAGGTCATGCCACTGGGCGGAGAGGCGGTCAAGCGAAATATGGCACCACAGAGTGCCGATGGGAGAGTGGTACATTTGCATCATTCTAGTGTAGAAGTGCGTGCGCATAATGAGATAGTGAATAACATTTCCGCAGGCGAAGATGCGAGTGCGCGGATTGGCGATTTTGGCGAGCTTAAGGCGCTCGTCTTTGAAAGTAAGCGAAAAAGGCAAAAATGGAATGTTGCCGGCTTGGAGAGTGTCGTGTGCTAGTTGGTAATCAGCCACGATGCGGGGGGAAGGATGAATAGTGCCGTCCCTTTCCTCGAAGAGTTCTTTCTTTGCAGGACCGTGATAAGGATAACCACAGGAAGTGGTCATGTCCATGCGGACATTGTCCTTAATAGGGAGGCCATTAATGGCTTCAAGCAAAGTTAGTTTTCTCATCGGAATTGTGGAACGGGCGGAAATTTGTTTGATCTGGTCGATCATGGTATCCCTAGCCCAGTCTAACTCTCCGTCGGCGAAGCCGCCCGGACGGGCGGCAAAGCCTTCAAACAGCTTGGTTTCAAAGTCCAAACGAGTTGGAAGTTCGGTATTTCGCGGATCGGCGTGATGGAGAATGGATGGTTCGGTCGTGTGAGGGCCGAGAGCCTCGTACAAAAGTGATGGTTGGAGGTCGGTTTTAGTTGGTTGGAAAATCGGATACTTAGTGCACCCGGCAGGGGTTAAAGTTGAGTGTTCCGGTAGAAAGGCAACACGGTTCTGACAACCTTGATAGTCTGTTGGTAAGTCAATCATGTGATCGGACTTGATAGCGACTTCAAGTTGTTGACGTGTCACCAAATGGAACAAACTAGTATTAGCACCAGCTGCCATGTGGATTCCAATTATGGGAGATTGTTGCCCCGGAAGGCGAACAATCGTTCCGCATGAACCGACACGATCGGTGTACGTAGCTCTGGCGGCAACGTGATAGACTCGTTGCTGGCCTTCGACGCGCCATGTTCTGGCGGATACGTCGACGACGGTTCCTGTATGGTTTTCGTAAACAGGATCCCACTCTCCACGAATATTGTAGGGGATGAAATCATGTCGGCAGACAAGAGAATTGCGAAGTTCCATAGTGCCATCCCAAAAATGTTTGATTAAATTTGGGGATGCAGAAAAGTTCTTAATCGGTAGTTCATAAAGAACCAGATCATTGCGGTATTGTAGTGAATCTCCGTCCATTGAAACGCTGCCCGTAATAGGGCGTAGTTTCTCGGGATCGAAGTGAAACGTCTTGGAATTATTATTCCAGGCGCGTTTATCAGCAGTGATCAAGGTTCCAGAAGGCATCCAAGATGCTTCCGAACGGTCGAAAAAGAAATGGCGGTTGGTCAAGATGAAATGACCACCAATGCAAATGGCATTAAGGCGCAAGTTGGTGTCGGTGCGCTTAATAGTAATGGTTGCTTCTTGAAAATTCTTTGCAAGCATAGTAAAATCATCCGCTCCAGATTGATCGGTAGTCACGTGCGCGGGCACAGTTGAGCGAGTCTGGGCTTGTTTTGCAGTCCTGGTTGTTCCGGACTGATCTTCAGCATAGGGATTGTTGGTCCACCAGTTATAGGCTGTAACAATGGCACACATGCCAATGCAGGTAGAAAGAGTACACTTGAGAAATTGTTTGAACTTTTGTTTTAATCCGGAAACGGAGAAAAACGATGGTAAGTCCACGCATAATTCCGTCAAAGTGTTGATGATGTAACTTCCTACGACAGCTTCGGTGGCGAAAGTAACGCCACGGCGGAGAACAATGCCGGCTAGATCATAAAACATAGAGCCATGCCAAAAATCGGGGCCAGCTTGGTCAAAATCAGCCAGATCTTCGGGCGGGCGACGGTATGGAACATCGTCGCCAAATTGAATAGGAACGGCAGGAGTGATTTTGCGTTGTGTTGGAGTGGTGCGGGGTAATTCGATGCCCATCAAATCGCGGAGGTCAGCTACAAAATTGAGGTTAGCCTGCCATGCGGGATCCGTGAGGATCTCGAAATCGATTTTATCATCAAGGTGAAGGTTACGAGCGTCAATTGCGGAGAGGGTCTCAGACGCAATCATTTGTTTGGTGTCTTGAAAATTGGCCATCTTACGACGGTAAACAGTCTGAAAAATAGTACGCATCTCTAGGAGTGAAACTTGAGT